GTTTACCTTAAGACTACTCACTCCAACGAGTTTGGAAATGCGTTGTTCATTAGATCATGCTTATTGCTTGTTCCTAATCATTACTTTGATGACAGGGATGAATTGCTGATTGAAGTGACTACAAACAATCCTCTTACTCGTGGAAAGAAGAGTCTAAAGGCCAGTATTTCTAAGCGATTTTCCTGGAGACCACAAGGTCAGGCAGACATTCGTTTTTGCTATTTGCCTATTGGTGGCGATTTCGCCGATATCTCTGATTTCTTCCCCGAATCTCCGATGCCGGGAGATGGAGTCTTAATGAGATGGCGAGATAGTGAAGCAGAAGAATGCCCGATCTATGGAAAGACCACACCCAGTATGACTGGATATGGCGGTCTAAAGTTCCAGGGTGGCGTCACTCGCAACATGACAGAGAATACGTTCCGAGGATTGTGCGGTGTACCACTTGTTGGACAAGGCAGAGATTCTGCCATCCATGGTATTCACGTTGCTGGAAAGACTGGTGAGAACAGAGGCTGCTACTGCTACGTTTCACGTGAGCATGTAGACGAAGCCGTTGTTAGATTGTCGGAAATGGCTGGCGTTGTATTGCCAGCATCCCAAGGCGTTTTTGAAAAGCAAATTCACGGTCGTCAGGTAATCATCGATGAGAACCTACACCCTAAGTCCGTAGCGAATTTGTTGCCGGAGGACAGTCACATTGCATTCATGGGCCACACTGGTGGCCGTGTCACCTCTCGCAGTGATGTGAGAGTGACACTCATTAGTGAACATGTTGCAGATGTACTGAACGCTCCAAACATCTATTGTGGACCAAAGATGAAACCCGAGCGATTTGCTTGGGAAACTAATCTCCGCAAGATGATGGAACCGGCTAAAATGTTTCCGGGAGAACTGCTGCATCATAGTGTCCAGGATTATATGTCCCCTATCCGCGAGTTGTTTCACCGTAAGATGTGGAACGATATTGGACCTTTGACAGAGCAGCAGAATTTGTGTGGTATTCCTGGCAAGAAGTTCATTGATGCAATGAATATGAATACTGCAGCTGGATTTGCTTTCACTGGCAAGAAGAGAGACTGGGTCGAAGAAGAAGTAGACCTTGAGACCAATCTCTTAACGCGTAAACTTAATTGTGAAATGCGTACGGAGGTAGTCCGTCAAATCAATTGCTGGCGTGATGGAAAGCGTTCGTATCCTATTATCAATGGTTGTAAGAAGGATGAAGTACTATCTAAGGTGAAGTGCAGAATCTTTTTCGGATCAACTATGGCATTAGTGTACAACGTTCGAAAGTATTTCTTGCCAATTGTGCGTGTTTTCCAAATGAATCCTCTAGTTACAGAATGTGCTGTCGGAATTAATGCTCATGGCCCTGAGTGGGAAGAGCTTCGAGAGTTTATTCATGCGAAGGAGAATTTATTCGGAGGAGATTACGGTTCATATGACACCAAGCTTAGTTCGCAACTATTAATGGCTGCTTTCTCGTGTCTGATTGAGTGTGCATCTATGTGCAACTACTCAGCAGATGATATTGCTATTATGCGTGCTATGGTGTCTGATATTGTATTCGCAGTTATAAATTTTGATGGCAATGTCCTTCAGATGATGTTGGGAGTCCACATTAGTGGAAATCCTCTCACAGTCATTTTGAATGGTATTTGCGGAAGTTTGAATCTGCGAGCCTATTTCTTCCACGCCAACCCCACATTCATGAG